AAAGTTTGCAGCGATGCAAATTGGAAGACGAAGACGAGACGATTACACGGATGGAACAGTGAGAATACCAATCGAGTCACCGCCTCAATAATTAGGAGAAAAATATGGCAATAACATCGGCAATTTGTAATAGCTTTAAACAAGAAATCTTAGAAGCAGAACATAACTTTACAGCTTCAACTGGAAATACATTTGACATAGCATTGTATACAAGTTCTGCAACTTTAGGAGCGAGCACGACTGCGTACTCTTCTTCTAATGAAATAACTAATTCATCTGGAACTGCATACACTGCGGGTGGAAAAGCTTTAACAAGTGTTACACCAACTTTGGATTCTTCAACAGCGGTTTGTGATTTTGCAGATGTCTCTTGGACATCAGCTTCATTCACTGCTAACGGATGTTTAATTTATAATGATTCACATGCAACAGATGCTGCAGTTTGTGCAGTAGCTTTTGGTGGAGACAAAACAGTTTCTAGTGGAACATTTACAGTTCAATTTCCAGCAGCAGCAGCTACAACAGCGATAGTAAGAATAGCATAAGGAGGACTTCCTTATGGCATCAATTTGGGGTGGTGATGATCCTTCAGTAGCCTGGGGACAAAACGCTTGGCAATCTAATACAATAACATTAGAATTAACTGCACCATCAACTTTAACATCTTCAGTAGGCTCTTTAAGTGAAACAACATCTAATGTAGAAGGTTGGAGTCGACAAGAATGGGGAAATTCTGGTTGGGGTGTAGACTATTCTGTTGCTTTAACTGGTGTCGGTGCAACTTCAGGCGTTGGTAGTGTAATAGCTACTCAAGTTATACCCGCAGAATTAACCGCTCCTTCAGCTTTAACATCTTCAGTAGGATCATTAACTCTTGATCTAACTTCTGTTATATCTTTAACTGCACCATCCACTTTAACAGCTAACGTAGGTGATTTTGATAATGCTGGAACTTTAGTTGGTTGGGGTAGAAATGGTTGGGGTGAAGAACCATGGGGAGATTCATTTAATAAATTAGTTCAACCATCCGGATTAAGCATGACATCTTCAGTAGGTGCAATTGCTCCTGCTGATGTAATGGGATTAACGGGTGTTGGCGCAACATCTTCAGTAGGTGCAATTGCTCCTGCAGACGTAGTAGGTCTAACAGGTCTAGGCCTTACATCAGCTGTAGGTTCTATTGTTCCTGAAATTGGAGAAGCTATCAGTGGAGTAGGTGCAACTGCTTCAGTAGGGGCTATTACTCCTGCGGATGTAGTAGGCTTAACAGGATTAGGTGCAACTGCTTCAGTAGGTTCACTTACTATAACTGAAACTCAATTAGTTAATATTACAGCCCCAGCAAGTTTATATATTTCAGTAGGTTCTATTGTTCCTGAAATTGGAGTGCCTTTAACGGGGCTAGGATTAACAACTTCGGTAGGCGCAATTACACCTGCTGATGTGGTTGGATTAACTGGAGTTTCTGCAACTGTTAGTGTTGGAAACGTAGCTCCAATAGGATACAGTACAATTACTGGAACTCAGACTGCTAGTTATAGCGGAGTGACAGCGACTCAGACGGCTGGTTATAGCGGAGAGACAGCAACTCAAACAGCAGATTATTCTGATGTGACTGCCTCATAATCTATGTTGACATTGTGTATAATACAAAATATAAAAACGAATAATATGAATTAGGAGAAAAATTATGGCATCAACCTATACCCCTCTCGGCGTAGAAAAAATGGCTACTGGCGAAAATGCCGGTACATGGGGAACAAAAACAAATACGAATTTAGAAATTATAGAACAATTTGCTGGTGGCTATACTACACAAGCTATAACATCAACCCCTACTACATTATCCGTTTCAGATGGATCAACAGGTGCTACGCTTGCACATAGAGTTATAGAATTCACAGGAACTATTAGTGAAAACACTGTAGTAACAATTCCTTTAGATGTTCAAACTTTTTATATAATTAAAAATGGCACATCAGGTGCTTATACCGTTCAACTTAAATATGTTTCTGGTTCTGGTAATAGTGTTACTTGGGCGACTACTGATAAAGGAACTAAAATTTTATATGCTACTGCTAATGATGGTACTAATCCAGATATTGATGATGCGACTTCATCTTTTGGTGATGTAACTCTTACAGGCACACAGACTTTAACTAACAAAACCCTAACTTCTCCTAAGATTGGTACATCCATTTTAGATACTAATGGCAATGAATTATTTCTATTGACGGCAACAGGATCAGCTGTTAATGAGCTTACTTACGCTAATGCAGCTACTGGGAATAACCCATCTTTTACGGCTTCTGGAGAGACTAATGTGGGTATTAATTTAGTGCCTAAAGGATCAGGGACAGTGCAGTATAATGGAAGTGAAATATCAACGGTAGGAAAAGCTATTGCAATGTCAATGATTTTCTAGTAATAATAAAAGAGGAATAAAAAATGGCAACACCAAATATAGTAAATGTCGCAACGATAACACCCAAAAATGCTATGGGTAATTTGGGCGATACAAACAGAACAACTATGATAGACGTTACTGCAGAGTACGCTGCCAAAGTTAATACAATTTTAATCGCTAATACAGATGGAACTAACGCATGTGATGTTACATTAGAAATTAGCAATGATAACGGAAGTACTTATTATCCAATAGCAAGTACAATTTCCGTTCCAGCAGATTCAACATTAAGTTTTTTAGATGCAACCGGACCTATATGGTTAGATGAAACAGATTTACTTGCTGTTACAGCAGGAACTGCTTCTGATTTATCCTGGAGTGTGTCTTACGAAGAAATGGCTGATTAATAAAGGAGGAGATTAACATATGCCTAGAATAATTAAAATGGCTAAAGGTGATTACACCTCAGCAACTATTACAGTTGATGGAGAAGGAAGAGTAGTTACAGCTGAATCTGGTTCTGGTGGTGGTGGTGCTAGTGCTATTAAAATAGCAACCAATGGTCCTGCTTCAGGAACTTGGACAGCTAACCCTGCAGCAAATATAGCTTATGCTTTCATCGGTGCCGGTGGCGGCGGTGGCGGCGGAACAGGTGCTGGTGCACAAAATGCTGCTGGAAACGGCGGTTATGGCGGTTATGGATATTACACTGGTCCCGTATCAGGAGGCACTGGATATGCTTATAATGTCGGTGCTGCTGGAGCACGTGGACAGGGGTGGCCTGGCCCTAATGCTGGTTCAGCAGGTGGAAGTAGTACTTTAACAAATGTTGGAACTGCAAATGCAGGAAATGGCGGAAACTATATTAGACCTGGACACCAAAGTGCAAGTCCTGGTAACCCTGGAAGTGCGCCCGGAGCTGCTTTTGATAGCTCTAATCCATCATCAACTATTTTTTATAGTTCCCCTGCTTCAATTTTCCCAGGTGCAGGAACACCCGCAGCTGGTCAAGGTCAAGCTGGTGGTACTGGTTATATGGTGGTCTATGATAACTCTGGAACTTAATCATGGCTAAATATATTCTTACTGTAAATTCTGGACAGCATTTTAAAAATGCTTGGGATGATGAACAAAAAGATTTTTGGGTTGCTCACGCTCAAGCAACAGCTATATCAATAAGTGATTCTAATTTTGAAAAAGTTATTAGAGGGTCTGTTTCTTTAGACATTGTTGATGGCTCACTAGTAGTTACAGATGTAACTTTAGGAGATAACACAGTTACTTTAGCTGATGTTAAAGATGGTTTATCAACATTAATTACTGACCTAAATAATCACATTAATAATAATGTAGGTAATCCTTCAAGCTTATCTACAGATTTAACAAATCTTCAAACCTTACAAACTGCAGTGAATAATGGTACTGCTGGTTTAACTTTTGATGGTAGTGGTAACATGGCTGCGTATGGATGGGTCGACGCATTATACAGAGGCGGCAATACGGTTGCCCCCGTCACTTTCATTTAATCTTTACATTTTATTAAAAATAAGTATATTACTTTCATTGAAAGTAATAAATGTTTGAAAATAAAATAATCTTCGAGACTTTTGATCCTATCTTTTCAGATAAATCAATAAGACCTGAACCCTCAGCAATAAATATACCAGAATGGTATAAAAAATTAAAAAATTATCACGGAGATCCTTCCTTATCCTTAAGAACTATTAAACTATGCATGCCTTTTTTAGATGCAATCTCCGCAGGATATGTTTTAAAAAATCAACAGGAAATTGTAGTTAATCAACAAGTTGTAAATCCTAATCATAAGGAAGAAGGGGAAAGTATGTGGTTGGGTATAAATCCAGAAGTAGAAACCTCTTTTATTCACAAAGATCTTCCCTTTCCTATGACAGGGGGCATTAGACACACTCATAATATCGACCAACTTGGAGGTAAAGAGGGAGGTTGTCCATACATTAAAAAAAACCATAATGAAGCTTTTCTTAAATTAATTAACCCATGGCTAATAAAAGTTCCCAAAGGATATAGTGTTCTTTTTTTACCGGTTATTAATAAACTAGATTCAAAATTTACACCTTTAGCTGGTATAGTAGATTGTGATACTTTTAACATGCCTGTTAATTTTCCTTGTGTAGTTCATCATAAAGGGACTTTTACAATTGAAAAAGGAGAGCCACTCGTTACAGCAATACCTTTTAAAAGAGAATCATGGAAAGCTATTTTTAAAAAAGGTGATGTAAAAAAATGGAATCAAGCCCAATGGAACTATACATCTTTTTTTCAAGGTCAATATAAAAGATTCTTTAGAAGAAAAAAATCATGGAAATAAAACTAAAAGATTTAATAATGACTGTAGATTCTTTTTTAACTCCTCACCAGGTGGGGGCCATTATTAGAACTTATAAAAAAAGAGAATTTTCTTCTTCGCGTGTTGTGGGAAAAGAGGGTCAACAGTTTGTTAATAAACAGGTTCGTAACGTGGCTGAACTTCCTATATTTCGAAATGAAAAATCAATGACGGATACACATTGGTGTAATTTTTTAATTGCCAAAATAAGGGGGTTGTCACAGAGGTATTTTAATTTTCATGGGTCGGATCGACCTGAAAAAATAGATGTTATAAATTTGTTACGTTATGAAAAAGGAGGTTATTACACACGACACACCGACGATGGTCCTGGTACCCCTAGAACCTTATCCGTTATTATTTTTTTAAATAATGATTACAAAGGAGGATGTTTAGAATTTAGTTTTCATAATCAAAGTTTAAAAATTGAACCCGGTGCAGGAAAAGCTGTTATTTGGCCAAGTAATTTTTTATTTCCGCATACAGTGCTCAAAGTTGAGGAGGGCATTAGATATGCTTTAGTGTCATGGCTAAGATAAATAAAAAATACCTATATATAAAAAACCTACTTACTAAAACTGAATTAAAAATAGCACACAAATATGCTATTATAAGACATAAAAGCAATATAAATGATTTTGATGAGACTCAAACCTTTCTCGGTGAAACCTGTTATTATTCGGATCCATTGATGGAATTACTTTTAGAAAAATTAATGCCTAGAGTTGAAAAAGAATTAGGACAGCCTCTATGGCCTACTTATTCTTTTTTAAGGGTTTATAATAAATTTTCTAAACTTGAAAAACATACAGACCGGGAGTCGTGTGAAATCAGTGTTAGTTGTACTTTAGGAAGAGATAAAGAATGGCCTTTATATGTTGGGAATAAAAAAATAGTTATCCATCCGGGAGATGGGCTTTTATATTATGGAGGTGAAGTGGAACATTGGAGAGAAGAATATGATGGGGATTATCAAGCACAAGTTTTCTTTCATTATGTTAAAAAAGATGGTAAATATGCTAATGAGAAATTTGATAGACGACAATATTTGGGGCTTTCCAAATGATCTTTAATAACATATCTAATACAGAAGTTCATATTGAATTTACAGATGAGGAAATTAAAATTTTAAGTAAACATAAAAGAATCATTTTAGAAGAAGAACATTTAAAAAATTTTATAAATGATCTAGGTAGAATAGTGAATCTTCTTCAAATAAAGTTATACAAAGGGGACCCAAAACTTGCCAACACACCAACGCTACGAAACACTCACATAAAAGTTAAATAATAAAGCGTTGAATTTAATCCCAATCTGATATACTACCTGATAAAACAGGTTTTTATATGCTACAAAAGATAGGATTTTTACCAGGATTCAATAAACAACTTACACCTACCGGAGCAGAAGGGCAATGGCAGGATGGGTATAATGTTAGGTTTAGGTATAATACTCCCGAAAAAATAGGAGGATGGTCTGAATTAGGAGATCAAGCTCTATGCGGTTCAGCTCGGGCTATTCATCATATGGTTAATAAAGAGGGTGTTAAATTTTCTGCCATAGGAACCAACAGAATTTTATATGTTTATACAGGAGGAATTTATTATGACATTCACCCCATTAAAACTGACTTCGGAGCTTTAACTAACAAACTAGCTTCTACGGATGGTTCCCCTATTCTTACAATTACTTTAAGTTCTACAACTGGAATGACAGCAGGAGATATTTTATATCTTGAAGACGTTACACCTCCTACAGGGTCAGGTTATTCAGCTTCAGATTTTGATGATAAAACTTTTATGATAACAACTGTTGTTGATGCAACTTCAGTTACTATCACCATGGGTTCTGATGCAGATGCGACAGCCACTGATGGAGATCTTTCTGTTAAATTTTATTATCCCGTAGGACCTTCTGAACAGGTCGGAGTATATGGTTGGGGTGTTTCACAATTTGGTGGAACAGTAACAGCTCCTCAAACAACAACTTTAAATGGAGCAATCACAGATGCTGCAGCGACCACTGGAATTACTTTAACAAGTTCAACCGGGTTTACTGTTTCAAGCGGAACGAGTCAACTTAGAATTGGTACTGAAGATATAAGTTATACGGGAATAACTACTAACGTTTTAACTGGAGTTACTAGAGGAGTGAACGGAACCACAGCAGCGACTCATTCTGATGGAGCAACCATCACTAATATTACTGATTACAGTGGATGGGGTCAAATAGCTTCTTCAGGAGATAAGGTTGCAGAGCCTGGTCTATTTGCCTTAGATAATTATGCAAATAAACTTATAGCTTTAATTGTTAACAACGCATGTTTCGAATGGGATTCAGACGCAAACAATGCAGTTACTACAAGAGCAACTATTATTTCTGGAGCACCAACAGCGTCACGTGATATGTTGGTTTCAACTCCGGATAGACACTTAGTATTTTTTGGAACAGAGACCACGATTGGAGACAATGGCACACAAGATGATATGTTTATACGTTTCTCTTCTCAAGAGGATATAAATACTTACGCTCCTACTGCAACCAATAGTGCGGGTACACAGAGACTGGCTGCCGGATCACGGATCATGGGAGCTGAACTGGGTAGAGATGCAATTTATGTTTGGACCAATACTTCTTTATTTACGATGCGTTTCGTAGGCCAACCTTTTACATTTGCTTTCCAACAAGTGGGAACGAACTGTGGATTGATTGGAATGAATGCAGCTGTTGAAGTGGATGGTGCTGCGTACTGGATGTCAGAGAATGGTTTTTTTAAATATAGTGGTAAATTAGAATCAATGGTTTGTTTAGTAGAGGACTATGTTTTTGATGATATTAATACTACATCAAATCAATTTATTTTTGCAGGTATTAATAACTTATTTGGAGAAGTTTTATGGTTCTATCCAACATCAGACTCTAATGTTAATAATAGATGTGTATTATATAATTATATGGACTCGTCTCCTAAACGACCTATTTGGACAACTAATTCTAGTTCTTTATTCCCGAGAACTACATGGCAAGATTCAGAAGTTTTTGGTTTACCTCATGCTACATCCTACGATGCGGGTACTGATACCTGTGAAACAGTAGGAAACACGGATGGAGTTACTACCTACTATGAACACGAAACAGGAACTAATCAAATTAAAGGGGGAAGCACAACAGCTATTCCAGCAAGTATTACTTCAGGAGATTTTGATATTACTCAAGACCAACGTGAAGGTATAACATTTAGAGGAGATGGAGAACATATTATGAGGGTGAGTAGATTTTTACCAGACTTTCTTTCTCAAAGTGGCAATACAATAGTTGAATTAGATTTAAGAAATTTCCCCAATCAAACCGCAGCGAGCTCTAGTTTAGGTCCTTTTACTATTACTTCAAGCACTAATTATCAATCGTGCAGGGCTCGAGGACGATCGGTTGCAGTAAAAATATCAAACACAGCAGTAGATTCTAATTGGAAAATGGGAACTTTTAGGTTAGATGTACATGCAGGAGGAAGAAGATAATGCCATTTAAATCAGAAGCACAAAAAAGATATCTATGGGCTAACGAACCAGAGATCGCAAGAGACTGGACGGATACTTATGGAAGTAAGATTCATGCAGCTGATGGTGGAATTATGAGATTAGGTTTGTATCAAGGTGGTGGTCCTCATGGCAGAGGGAGACAAAGTTCTGGTATGGATTTTTCAGGTGCGACTAATAAAGGTGGAACTTCGGGTCCAGCATTAGCGACAAGTGGTGGACAAGGTGGAGGACAAGGTGGAGTACATATAGGTGAAGGAAGTAACCTTCATACAACAGCACCGGGTACATTAAGTGATCCACGAGAGAAAGAAGATTATTTTGAACAATCATGGACAGGCCAACCTGGTATTTTTGGACTAGGTGGTGGATATAAAAATTTAAAAACTCCGGGAGTTACAGCTGGAGGACATCAATCAAATTTTGGAATAGGAAATTTATTGAGAGGAGCGATGGGTATGTTTGGAGAATGGCCTGGTAAAATAGGTTCTTTTGCTAGTGGAATGGGAGATAAATTTTCTCAGTATGGACAAACTAGAGACTATTGGTCAAATGAAGCTAGAGCTGCTAGACGAAATCAAAAACGAGTAGCCAACATGTTAAGCAGAAGAGGTCTTGGTAAAGATTATGGTGAACAGAATTTATATGATTTAAGCGGAGGTGAGTATGATTTTAGAGATGATCAATTTGGTGAAAACCAAGCAGGGATAACTGGTGTTGATGCAGTAGAAGACTTTGATATTACGGATTTGATAACAAAGGTTGGTGGTAATAATGCTATGGATGAATATTGGAAGAAGGCATGGGGAAATAATCAATATTTAGGAGACAACCAATATCAGCAGGCCAACTGGCTTACTGATCTTTTTAAAAAAGATCCTGAAGATATACAACTAGGACAAGAAGGTTCTCCTTTAGATGAAACAAAAGATATTTTACAAAAAAAGAAAGAAGAGGCTGAAAAAACAAAAGAGAGATTCAAATATATATAATGGCCAAGATAGTACAAAACATAACCAGAGCCTCTCAGGAATATGATGCTGAGATAGCACACTCTTTAACTAGAGATCTTGATGGGGTAATAGAGAAATTAAATAGTACTTTTCAAGAAGAATTAAAACAGGAGATAGAAGCTAGAAGTTTCTTTTTAGATTAATGGCAGTAATAAATATATATAAATTTGCAGGGCTAAATGCGAACACAGATAATACAGAAAAAAATCCTTTTGGTAGTGGCAATCCTTTAGTTAGTGAAACGTATTTAATTAAATCTATTATTGTTACATCGGCTGGTACACCTAGTCCGACAGTTACAAACAATAGTATTGTAGCTCTCAAATCAGCAGCATTAACAGCCAATGTTTCAAAAGAATTATTAACTCAACCGTTAATAGTCGAAGGGGGTAATACCCTTACAATTAAAGCAGGTAGCGCAGATGCCTTTACTTTTGCCGTCAGCTATCTAAACATTAAGAAAGAGGTAACAACATAATGAAAACAACAATCGTAAACGGGAAAGAAATACCTGTCATTCAGGCGGATGTAAAAACAACCTTTACAAACAAGAAAACAGGAGAAGTATACGCGGATGAAGTGGCTTTAAAGGCTGCCAATATACCAGAGGAGGATGTGAAAAGAGATGTGCATGTTATCATGCCAACACTTGATTTGTTTGCAAAAACAAAGTAGTATGAAATCATCGGGAGAAATACCTGCTCTTTAACATTTAATACACATATAAATATGGCTATAACAGATTTACAAATATCAGACACAATAGAAGCAGGCGCTCCAAGCATTAAATATGGCGAAGGAGATGTCCAAAGACAGGTTCCTGAAAATAGTCAAGAAAGAATGATGGCTCAACAAATTTGGGAATCTTTAGGTCCTGACCAGCAATCTCAATTCATAACTTTTGAACAATTTTATACAAGCGGAGCATGGAAACAAATTCTAGCTCAGATGCAACAACAAGCTCAACAACAACAAGAACAACCCATGGCTTATGGTGGGATCGCCGGTCTCGGTGGAAGAAGACGTTACGGCATTGGAAGTTCTATAAAAAAACGACTTAGAAAAATAATACCAAATGAAGTAGCACAGATTGCACAAGTTGCAGCACCATTTGTAGCACCATTCAATCCTATTGCTGGTGGTTTAATGTCTGGTATTGGTGGATTCGATAGACACGGAAGTATAAGTAAAGGTCTTAAATCAGGTTTAATGAATTATGCTGGTGGTCAAGCTGCGAGATACTTGGGTGGAGCAGGCCTTCAAACAGGAATTAATCCTATGACAGGATCAGGTGTACAAGGTGCAGGATTTTTTAGTTCTCCAATGGGAACAAACACCGGATTAGGAAAAATGTTTAGTAAAAAACCAACCTCTCCACTAAAAGAAACAAGATTAGATAAACTGAAAAACGTTTTTCCTGGGTCTGAAGGAACTTTATCTGATCCAAAAGAAAAATTAGATTTTATTGACAAGGCTAAACCAAAAGGTATTAAATTATTAGATAAGTTCTTATCAAAAACAGGAATGAAAACAGCAGCAATGGCTGGTATCTTAGGTGCATCCGCATTAGCTGGAATATACACAAAGAAAAATCCAGGTGATGATTCTTTAGAAGACATTTCAAGAGGAGAAGGAATGGATATTGAAGGCATTAGAGCAGAAGTTATTGAAGCATTCAAAGATCCAAGTGGTGAAAAATTAGCAGCGATTAGAATTAAATATCCTTTCTTAGGAAGTAAAGAATCTAAGAACATGGACCTTATGGCTGAAGGCGGAAGAATAGGATTAGAAGGGGGTGGTGATCCTCTATTAAGAGAAGAGTATAATAAATATGTATTCGATCTAAAAGAAATAAACCCTAATGCTATACCAATGTCATTTGAAGAATTTGCAGCACAAGCTAGAGCAGGAATGGCTAAAGGGGGAGTAATGTGTGTACCTGGAAAAGAATATCCATGGCCAAAAGAAGAAAGAGCAATGGCGCAAGAAGGAGGGCTCATGGACCTTGGTGGCATGGAAAAAGATTATAGAAACGACGGTGGCTTTGTACCTATCGGTGGTAAAGAAAAAGCTGATGACGTTCCAGCACGATTAAGTAAAAATGAATTTGTATTTACAGCTGATGCTGTAAGAGGCGCAGGCGGTGGAGACATTGACAAAGGCGCAGAGATCATGGAAAACATAATGAAAAATTTAGAACAAGGTGGAAAAATATCTGAAGAGACGCAAGGTTTATCTGGCGCTCGAGAGATGTTTAAGGTATCAGAGAGGTTAAGCGAGGTAGTATAATGGCTGTAACACAATCACAAGCACTTCCACCACAATATGTAGAAGATCTACAAACGGATTATGGAAAACAATTAACTGGATTAACGGCAACACCGTTAGATACTGCAAAATTTGCACCACAAGTTGCAGGTCAAGATCAGTATCAACAAGATGCTTATACATTAGCTGGTCAAGGTATAGGTGCGTACCAACCTTATATTACTCAGGCTTCAGCTTACACTGGACCTGGAAGTCAAGCAGCTTTCATGTCTCCGTATCAACAAGATGTTATCGATACCACGATGAAAGAATATGATGATCAAGCACAAAGAGGAATTTTAGGAATTGCTGACATGGCCACTAAGTCTGGAAACTTAGGTGGAGGACGTGAAGGCGTTATGAGATCAGAGTATCAAAACAAATCAGATATGAATAGAGCTTTATTATATGCTGGACTACAACAACAAGGTTTTGGTCAAGCACAAAAAGGAGCACAGCAAGCATACATGAATCAAATGCAACTGGCTGGAGCTGTACCAGGAATGCAAAGAGCAGACGTAGCAGGTTTAGGGTCAATGGGCGCGACTCAACAAGCGCAAGCTCAAGCTCAACTAGATGCACAAAGAGAAGCAAATAGACTTGAAGCTTATGAACCTTACGAAAGATTAGGTTACCAAGGTCAAGGTATTGCGAGCATTGCATCTGGAGCACCAGGACAATATCAATCATCAGTCACACCAAACCCGACACCGTTGCAAACTGCGTTGGGTACTGGAAGTGTGTTGTCAGGTATATATGGAAATGTATTTGGCGCAGGTGGCTCTAATTTCCAAGGAATGTTTCCACAACAATAATGTTTAATCAAACTTTAAAAAGACCAATGTTTAGAAGAGGTGGTAGTACCGGAGAAGGTATTACGTCTGGACTTAGACAAGGATATAAAGATGGAGACTTAGCTAAAATAAGAAGTCAATTAAATTTAATTAATAAATTAGCTCCTCAACCTGAACGACCGAGAAGTTCTAGTCTTAATGATTTTTTAATTAACTTTGGTTTAAATATGGTGGGTAATGCACCTACTGGAAATATATTTCAAACAGCAGCGAAACAAGCGCAAGAACCTTTTGGACAATTTCAACAGTCCGCAGCTCAAGAAAAAATGATGGACTATAAAGCGCAACAAGGACAAAGAGGTTTAGTAGCTGACTTAGTAAAAGGATTAGACGA